CAGCCAGGTCAGGCGGCTCTGGAGCAGCCGCCGCAGTTCCAAAGGGAAAAGCCGCATCGTCTTCATTGTGCCGCCTCCCGGGAGATGAGATAGAGGTAGGCGTCCTCCAGCGTGGGCTCCTCTGCCTGGACATAGGGCGGCAGCTGGTCCGCCACGGCCCGGCAGCGGACGCCCTGACTGGTATTCACCCGAGCGGTGATATGGAGACCCTGCTCCTGTGTCTCGTCCTTCTCCCAAAAGACGCCCACATGGCCGGCGGCAGACGCGATCAGCTGCTCCGGCGTGCCGGTAAAGCGGATCTGCCCGTGGTGGATGACCACGATCTGGTCGCACACCGACTGCACATCCTCTATGATGTGGGTGCTGAGGAGCACCAGCCGGTCCTGGGCGGTGCGGGAGAACAGGTTGCGGAAGTGGATGCGCTCCTCCGGGTCCAGGCCCACCGTGGGTTCGTCAAAAATCAGGAAAGTCGGGTCCCCCAGCAGGGCCTGGGCGATGCCCACCCGCTGGCGCTGGCCGCCGGAGAGAGTGCGGATCCTGGCCCTGGCCTTCTCCTCCAGATTGACCGCCCGGATCACATCCCGGATGGCCGCCTGGGGGCTGCGCAGGCCCTTGAGGGCGGCCATGTAGTCCAGAAACTGCGTGACGGTCAGCTCGTCAAAGAGGCCGAAGTCCTGGGGCAGGTAACCGAGGCTGGCCTTCAATTTCCCCTCGACCTTGTTCAGGGGCGTCCCGTCCACCAGGATGCTCCCCTCCGTGGGCATCAGGGCTGCCACCAGCAGCTTCATCAGGGTGGACTTGCCCGCCCCGTTGGGGCCCAGCAGGCCGATGAGGCTGGGGGATCTCAGGTCCAGGTTCAGCCCCTTCAGGGCCTGCTTTCCGCTGGGATAGGTCATGCTGACGGTTTGAATGCTGAGTTCCATATAGTCTGATTCCTTTCTGCTTGGGATGGGGAAAGGATACCAGGGCAATATGGAGGGAAGATGGAGGAAATGTGTGATTTGTGTGGAGAATGCACAGTTAAAAATAGGGTGGCAGCATACCCTGCTGTCACCCATTCTTATTTCAATAACGTATGTATAATTTTAACGATAGTTAATCCATAATCAACGAAGAAATTCTTTTGATCTTCTGAATAAGATTTTCTTTCTGCTATTGCTTCATCTGTAGCGTGTCTAAAGCAATGCATTTTCTTTCTATAGCTTGTTACTATATCATCAGAAATATAATCAAAACAAATCTTAGCGTAATCAGGCGTGATAAACTTTCCATTCTTTTTTAATAAGTTTTCAATCAAGTTTGCTATCTCTGCGAGTTTTTCATCTGTACTCATGTTATTAAACGATGCTTGTCGATTTGATATCTCGACAAACTTTTGATTTATGAGATCATCTATATCAATATGACTAGATTTCAGTTCAAAAGTCAAACCTGCAACAAACTTTCTTCTACTTGCATATCTGACGATCCCATTATCATCGTCTCCTTGAGCAATAATTCTGCTTCGTATTTCTCCATAAGTAAAGTCGCCAGGATCTACAGGTGGCCTAGCTAACACCCTTGGAAATTCCTTTATCTCATATCCTGTTTTATACAAATAATACGTTACAAGATAAAACCAGCATTTATTTTCACTACTAGAAAAACTCACTTCTGGTTGGCATAATTCCCTAAATTTCGTTATGGCTTCCTCGGCGTCATACACCTCAAATTCATAGTCATTCACTTCCTCATATCCACTAAAAACATTATAAATTTTATTCACATCCTTGATGAAAATGTATTTCTGCCAATCTCCTCACCCATTGAGCCCCAACGGATGCGGGCTCACTATGTCACACACCCGTGCAGAACCTGTCTCTAACGCTAAACCATTGGGCAATATGACATGGGCAGATTTCCCCTCCTCGAAAATCATTTTATTTATTTTCTGTTTTTGTGTTGACATTATTTAAACTATATGCTATGCTGTAGTCACAGTAAGGGACACGGCAACAGAACGTTAAAATAAACAGGCCCCGGCAACCCCGGGAGGAGAGGAGATCACCATGAACATGAACACATTTTATTTCCCCAACACCGAATACACTGACGCATTTTTCGGCAGCGAGTCCCCCGTTTGTGTAGACGCCGTTGAGCTGGACAGACTGGCCGATGAGTGGGGCCTGGATTCTGATGAGATCCGCGCCCAGGTCCACGAGGCCACGCAGGACGAGATCGCCGAGTATGGCGTGTACTGCGGCTGAGCAGCTAGCTGAATAGATACGTTTGAGGGAGCGCAGTGCCATGAAAAAAATCATCAACGGCCGGGTGTACGACACAGCGACCGCGCGGGAGATCTACTCCTCATCTAACGGCTGCACATACCGGGACCACCAGTGGATCGAGGAGACGATGTATCAAAAAAGGACAGGAGAGTTTTTCCTGTTTGGCCGCGGCGGCCCGGCCAGCAAATACGCGCAGGCGCAGAAAAACAATGGCTGGTCCAACGGAGAGAAACTCATCCCGCTGACCTGGGAGGCCGCCAGGGAGTGGGCAGAGGGGCACATGAGCGCAGAGGAGTACGAGTCCGCATTCGGCGCAGTGGTAGAGGATAACAGCCGGACGGTCGTGACAATGAGCCTGTCTGTCAGCGCTGTGGAGCGTGCCAAACGGGCAGCGGCCCAGGCGGGTTTGTCGCTGAGCGCATATATTGAGTCTCTGATCGGATGAACAAAGAGGGGGAGCGCCCATGCGCTCCCCCTCTCTTCACTTTCTCGCCGCTTTGAGGATGGCCACACCCATGGTGGCCAGTTCCTGCCTGGTGGTGTGGGCTCTGGGCCTGGCGATGGTCACGCCTCCCTGCCCGTCGTCCACGCCAGACAGGATGTTCTCCTGGACAGCCTGCCGGATGAACTCCAGCGCCCAGCCGTCCGCCGGTGCATTGGCCAATTTGGCCTCCTGAGCCGCCAGCTCCTCCCGGACGATCTGCCGCACTCTGTCCTCTGTCAACTCCGGTCTCTCCTCTCTCACCGTCCAGCGCAGTACGCTGTTGATCCGCCGGTTTTCTCCGGTCCTGGAGACCACCCCGTCCCGGCTCTGGTAGTAGCTCCCGCCGCCGTCTAATTTGAGCACATCCACGAACCCCAGCCCTCGGAACACCCGGGCGGCCTCGCCGCTGTCCAGCAGGTTGGCGGTCCTGGACTGCCACCCCATGACATACACCACCATGCCGTCCCCCTTGAGGCCCACCAGCGTGTGCCAGGTGGCCCGCAGCGGGGAGGTGTCCCAGCCCTGTGCCGTGGCCTGGGCGGTGGTGCAGGCGCTCCCGTCCCGCAGTACGGGGATGCCGGACACTGCGTAGTCCGTCCCCTCCGGGACCGTCCGGATCTCCTCCACCCGGGCCCGGCCACTGGAGATAAGCAGGGTGGAGATCTCCTTCCCGTACATAGGGTTGGCATAGACCCACCTGCCAGAGTCAAATGTGAACCGGTCCCACTGGAACCGCCCGCGCTCCTGGCAGTAGTGCCTCGTCCATTTCCCTGAGGCATTGTAGTCCGCCACCAGATGCCCCACAGGCAGGGTAAACGGCTCCCCACCCTCAGAATAATTGGCAAAATACCCCGCATTGGCGCAGCGGTCGCCGCACTCCGATTTTGGCCGGTCCACCAGCTCCACCGTCAGATCCTCCGCCGGCACTGCGGTCATCAGGACCTGCCCTCCTCCATTGGGCTGGAGGTCATACACCTCCACAAGAGCCGCCGCCAGCCCGGCCGCAGCCTCGTCGGCAAACCGCTCTGTCAGGATGATGGGCGTGTCCGTGGTGGAGTCCATAAACCCCAGCTCGATCAGCGTGGCCGGCATGGTGGTGTAGTTGAGCACATACAGGCTCTGCTCCGCCAGAGGCTGCGCCCGGTTGCCCCGCAGCCCAGTGGCCGCCACGGTATAACGGTACACCGCATCCCGCACCACCTCGCTCTGCCGCTGGTGGCCGGGGGCCACATAGGACACGATGCCGCCGCCGGAGCCGCCGTTGATCCCGGCATTGTGGTGAATGGACAGATACACATCCGCCCGGGCCCGGTTGGCTGCCGCCACCCGCTGGGACAGGGTCACATCCCGCTCGCCGGTCACGTCGTCCACCCGCATGGTCTGACAGTCGTACCCCGCCAGGATGGCCTCCAGGCGGTCTGCCACCCGGCTGTTCAGGGTCCATTCCCGGGTCTCCCCGGGGTCGATGCCCTTCAGGCACCGCTTCCCCGGGGTCCCGATGTAATGACCCGCATCAATACAGATCAGCATGGCCTCAGCCCTCCTGGCCGGCCTGGTGCTCCTCGTCCTCCTGGATGCCAGCCTGCACAGCTGCGGCGAACGCCTCCCGGTCGTGGCCGGCGAAGGCGTCCACCAGGGCCTCGTAGTGGCCTCCGATGAACTCGTTGATGCCCTGCTCCGTCATACCCTCTGGGATGGGGTGGCCCTCCTGGTGGCGGGCCAGGGCAATGGTCAGGTCGGGCAGGTCCAGTTCCTCACAGGTCTGAAAAATGTCATAGATGTAGTTGGCGTTCATTTGCGTTCCTCCTCTCATGTTATCAGGTTCACTTGCTCAGCTGCTTGGCCGCCTGGTTGACTCCAGTGGCCGCAAAACCGCTCACGATGCCCACCGCTAGGGCAGTCACCGGGTCCCCGGCGGGGAAGTCCGGCACTGCCAGGGCCATGCAGGCAATGCCCAGCAGTCCGCCGGACACGCCGCAGGCGATGGGGATCCACTTGTTGTCCACCCCGGACGCCTTGACCACCTGGCCGATCAGATAGCAGATCACCGTGATGGCCGCCACGCTCGCAATTCCAAAGTCCATATTCTCACCCCCCTTCACAGTCACAGAAAATCGTGCTTTTGTAGTCGTTCGTCGTACACCCTTCCGATGTTGGCAATGGCGTGGACAGCCCGGCTGTTGGGATAATCCGGGTGTTTCTGGCAGAACTGCTGATAGCGGTCGATCTCCGTCAGGACCTCGATGAACTCCTCCCGGGTGTGGGGGATCTGACGGATCAGTTCCTGGTTGAACCGCAGGATCCTGGCCCGGTGCATATCCGCCGCCCGCTCATCGTCGGTCTTGATGTGGTTGTCCAGCTTGATCCGGGTCCGCTCCAGCTCGGCCAGCACCTCTGCGTTGATGGCCCGCCCCAGGATTTTCGCAATGGCGGACCAGGGGTTCAGTTTGATGGGGGCGATCTGGATGACTGTCAGCGCCAGGATCACCAGCCCGCCCCCGCCTGTCAATAGTTCCTGGATGCTCAATGTCTGCCTCCTCTATTGGCCGCTCGGGCGCCTGATTTTATGCCCGGTAGGGTGTCCCGGTAATCTCAGTGTATTGCTCCGGGGTGATGACATTTTTCCGGACGGCCATTTTCACCATGGCCTCGCTCCACAGATGGCGGTCATAATTTCGTTTGATCGTTTCAAAATTCATACTGTTGCGCCTCCATCCACATTGCCATCCGGCAGACTGGACATGGCGAGAAACTCCAGGGCTGCCGCAGTCCGTTCCTCCACAGTCGGTTCAGTGCTGGGTGCGTTCATGGCGTCCTCGAATGCCTCAATGACGGTCAGTCTCTCCTCGTCCGTCGCACACGCAGAAAAATCTGCGCCCTGTGCCTCATACATCTGCACCATCTGGCCCAGTGTTCCAAAAAATGCGCCATTGATCTCCCCTGCGCCGCAGACCACCGTGACGGAACTGATCCCGGCAATGGGATAGCGGTCGATCCACTGTTCCGGGGTCAGCACCTCGCCGATCGGGGTCAGGATTGGGTCGTGTTTGTTCCAAATTGCATACCGTTTCATGGTGTCCCTCCTAGTTGAATTAGAGTGCGGTAAACGCCTCCACACTGTTTATTTCTGTGCCGTTGAGCAGGCCGCCGGAGAATAGTGCATACCCTCCGACCCGTGCGCCGCTGAACGAGGTCCGTTTCACCGCGCCAGAGTTCAGTGTGAGCGTAGATCGGGTCAGTGATTTGCTGTACGCATTCACCGCCCCATTGGCATTCTGGCCTCCGGCAAAAATTGCGAAATCGTCGATCGAGGCTGATGCAAAGTTGTTCATCCCAACGCTGAGCGGTGCGGCAGCTTTTTTTGTCAGGGATGCATCATATACATCCACTGTTTTCAGGCTGCTGGGGGACTCTCCTCCTGCGAACACTGCGCAGCCATTGACCGTGGCTCCCTGATGGTCGTTTTTTTTCTCGCTGAGACTCGCTGCGGTGGACCTGGTCAGAGAGGTATTATAGGCGTCTACCGAGTTGACGGCATCATAGCCGGCATCTCTCCCTCCAGAAAACAGGGCGTACCCATTGATGCCAGCCCCAGCTGCATACTGTCGCTCCACGCTGAGATCTGCCACGGTGGTTCTGGTCAGCGAGGTATTATAGGCGTCTACCGTTTTCAGCGGGCCGCTCCCCCGGCTGCCTCCGGCGAACAGTGCGTAGCTACCTACCGATGCAGAGGTCAACCCAGTTTTCGTGCTGCTCAGCGAGGCCGGACTGCTCCTGGTCAGAGATCGGTTGTAGGCTGTGGCCGTAGATTGATAATAACCGTTTTCCCCGCCAGCAAATATGACATAATCGCCCACGCTCGCAGCAGCATGGCTCCAGACAGCAGCATTTAGGTTGGGAGCAGAC